AAAGGTAACGTTCAAATTATTTGTTTTAAAGCAAACACAATGAAACGCAACGCGTCAGCGGAAGAACTAAGGGTGTTCTGCAAGAATATCCTTGAACATTTTGGAGATGTGTAATGGCATTCGGTTTTGACGATGCGATAGCCGCCGCGTTACGTGTCCTCGACAAGTTTGTCCCAGATCCGCAGGCCAAGGCCAAGGCGGAGAGCGAGCTGCGGTCCAGCCTCCAGGCATGGGATAAGAGCCAGACCGAGGTGAATGCGGTTGAGGCGGCCAACCCGAACCTGTTCGTCTCCGGGTGGCGTCCCTTTATTGGCTGGGTCTGCGGCCTTGCGCTGGCCTACCAGTACATCGCGGCCCCGCTGCTGCTGTGGCTGGCCACCAGCCTGCACATCGCCATGGTGGCCCCGCCCAAGCTTGACGGAATGCTGTGGGAGCTGGTCTTCGCGCTGCTCGGCATGGGTGGCCTTCGCACCCTTGAGAAGGTCAAAGGAGTGGCATCAAAATGAAATTCACCGGCGAGGCCAGAAAGGCTACACCTGCGGAAATCAACGCTGTGGCCTTGAGCCTCGGCGTTGAACCCGCAGTTTTTCGTTCGGTGATTTCCGTTGAGGCTGCCGGATCCGGCTTTGACAAAGCTAAACGGCCCAAGGCGCTCTTTGAGCGCCATGTTTTTTACCGGCAGCTCAGTGACGCCCCAGGCTTGCAAGCCAATGCTGTGGCAGAGAACCTTGCCTATCCCCGCTGGGGCACGCGGCCCTACCCCAGAACGTCTGATGGCGTTTACAAAGAGATCGAACGGGCGTGCGCGATCGACGAAGAAGCAGCACTTTTTTCTACTTCTTGGGGCTTGGGGCAGATCCTGGGGTTGAATTATCGGCGTGCTGGGTGCGCAACCGTCCATGACATGGTTGAGGGCGCCAAGGCATCTGAAGCCCAGCAGCTTGAGCAGATGGCGTCCTTCATCAGGAATGCAGGCCTTGCCGACGAGCTTCAAAAGAAGAATTGGGCTGGTTTCGCCAAGGGCTACAATGGCCCTAGCTATTCCAAGAACGCATATGATGTTAAACTGGCGCAAGCTTACAGCAAATTGTCTGGATCAGCCTGATGGCCACAACGACCACATTCTCGTCCCTGCAAGAGGACATCCGTCGCTACCTTGAGCGCGGGTTCACGCTCGCGTCGGACGAGATTGTCTATGAACAGCTCCCCAGGCTGATCAACCTCGCTGAGCGCCGCATCGCTCGCGAGCTTAAGGTTGAGGGGCTGATCTCTGTCGTTTCCAGCGCGATGCAGCCTGGTCTTGCCGTTTACCCGAAGCCAGACCGTTGGCGCACAACCGTTTCATTCAATTTCGGAACCGGCACGCAGGGCAATAACTACAACCAGCTCTTCGCCCGCAGCTATGAATATGTGCGCAGCTACTGGCCCGATCGCAGCCAGACCGGCGTGCCCTTGTTTTATGCCGAATATGACTACAACAATTGGATCGTGGCGCCTACGCCCGACGCGGCATATCCTTTTGAAGTGCTGGTCTACCAGCTCCTGCCGCTGCTGGATGACGCGAACCAGACGAACTGGCTGACGGAATACGCCCCGCAGGTGCTGCTCTATGCCACCCTGCTTGAGGCGACGCCTTTCTTGAAGAACGATGAGCGCATTCAGGTTTGGCAGCAAATGTATGATCGAGCCGCACAGGCTCTCAATGGCGAGGATTTGCAGAAGATCCTCGATCGTTCCGCTCGCCGGACGGGGGCATAAATGACCACTTACACCGAGATTTTTGGCGGCACGAACATCTACCCTTCAGATGTTTCCTACCTGTCCTTCAACCTCAGCGCCGCCGACATCACCCTGTCGTGGCCGCTTGAGACGAACGCGCCGGCGAACGGCACCCTGATCGCTGCGCGCATCATGGATGTGAACAGCACGGGATCCAGCCGGAAGGTCTTTCTCCCACCGGCGAACCAGTCCGCGCCGGGCGAGTGCTTTCTCTTCAGCAACACCGGCAGCACCACATTCACGGTCGTAAACAACGCGGGCACCGTGGTCTGCACCCTTGTGCCTGGCACGCTGTGGCAGGTCTACATGACCAGCAACACCACCGTTGCGGGCGTGTGGGCCTCCTACCAGTTCGGATCGACAACATCCACCGTCAACGCAGGCGCCCTCGCCGGTGCTGGCCTTGTCGCGATCGCCAACACCCTCAACGAAGCCATCGTCACGTTCCCGTTGAACACAAACTTCACCATCGGCTTGTCAAACCGCGCGCAGCTTCTCAGCTGGGGTGGTGCGAGCGGAACGCTTACGCTGACCCTCGCGTCAACGCTCGGGGCCGCCTGGTTCACCTACATCAAGAACGCTGGCACGAGCGCGATTTCCATTGCCCCAACGAGCCCGAACACGATCGACAACGGCTCGTCTCTTACGCTCCCTGTCGGCGCCTCAACCATGGTTGTTTGCGACGGAACGAGGTTCTACACGTTTGGCCTCAGCAACCTGAGCGCGCCGACATCTTTTGATTACACGGCGATCAGCATCCCCGGCACTGGCAATTACACGCTCTCCGGCACCGAGCTTAACAGGATTGCCTACAACTTTACCGGCATCCTGACGGGCAACAGGACGGTCACGGTCCCTACGACCATTCAGCAGTATTGGGTCACCAACGCCACGACCGGAGCCTTTACGCTCACCGTCAAGACACTGGCTGGCACCGGCATCGCCGTTCAGCAGGGTAACGCTCAGATTCTGTATTGCGACGGCACAAACGTCGTTCTCGGTCAGAGCCAAGGCGTCACGGTGCCTGTCCCGGTAGCATCTGGCGGCACCGGCGCTACAACGGCCAATGCGGCCTTGGTGAACCTTGGTGGCACTGCAACGGGTATCCCGCTCTTCACGGCGGCTTCTGCCGCTGCGGCGCGCACGACGATTGACGCCCCATCTTCGTATGAAGCAATCAGCTTTACCGTGGCGATGAGCTAATGGCTGCGCAACCCTACATCATCAAATCACTGCCCGGCATCAAGCGCGATGGCACGCGCTTTGAGAACGGCTTCTATGTTGATGGCCAGTGGTGCAGGTTCCAGCGCGGCTTGCCACGCAAGATGGGCGGCTATCGTCGCCTGTCCAATCAGGTGCCGCAGATCGTCCGCGGCATGAACACGTACAACGAGGCTGGCACGATCCACATCGTGGCTGGCAGCCAGTCGTATGTCACGCAATTTGAGCTCAACAGCGCGGGCAACCTAAGCCTGATCGCTGACCGTACACCTGTTGGATTTACCGCCAACGCAAACAATTTATGGACGTTCGACTCTACGTTCGATTCCGTTGGCGTAGCGCCAGGGTCTTACATCATCTGCCATCCGGGACGGAACCTCGCAGAGATCGACAACGAGGTCAAAACGTCCATGTATTGGGGCTTCGTCAACGCCAGCACGGCCCTTGTCGCCAACACTGCACCGGCGGTGTCTGGGGGCGTGGTGGGCCTCTATCCGTATGTCTTCGTCTATGGGTCGAACGGCTATATCGCGTGGAACGTCGCAAACTCCCCGAATGACTGGACAGGCGCCGGCTCCGGCGAGGCCTATGTCACGGGCGAGAAGATCGTTGCGGCGCTGCCTCTGCGCGCCGGTCCGGGCAATGCGCCTGCAGGCCTGTTCTGGTCTCTGGACAGCCTTATTCGCGCGACCTTCATCGGCGGCGACGCAGTCTTCCAGTTCGACACAATCACAAGCCAGTCCTCAATCCTTTCGTCGCAATCGCCGATCGAATACGACGGAATTTTTTACTGGTGCGGCGTCGATCGCTTCCTGATGTTCAATGGCGTGGTGCGAGAAATACCGAACCAGCTCAACCAGAACTGGTTCTTCGACAACCTCAACTATGCCCAGCGGCAGAAAATCTTCGCCTACAAGGTGCCGCGCTTCGGCGAGATCTGGTGGTGCTATCCTCGAGGCTCCGCGACCGAATGCACGCATGCTGTGATCTACAATGTTCGCGAGAACACCTGGTACGATACCGTTCTGCCCCGCACGGGGTGGTCAGCAGGCGACTTTGCGACCGTTTATCAATACCCAATCGTGATGGGCGTTGAGACGGATCTCGGCACGAATCAATTCAAAATGTGGCAGATGGAGTTTGGCGTTGACGAGCTGGACGGGCCGACGGTCAATTCAATCCCGTCCTTTTTCCAGACCGCCGACATCTCCGTCGTCGCCGATCAGAATCAGCCGAAAAACCGGGCCCTGCGCTGCGCAATGGTTGAGCCGGATTTCGTGCAGGTGGGCGAGATGACATGCCAGATCACGGGCCGGGCGAACGCCCGCGGACCCGAGGTGACCTCTGACGAGCATTCTTTCGTGGCCCTGCAGGACATAACCCAGCCCGATCAGCAGGTTTTGTTCTTCAAGGAAACCCGGCGCGAAATGCGCTTTATTTTCAAATCCAATGTGGTCGGCGGCAACTATCAGATGGGGCAGTGTATCGCTCACATTGAAACCAGCGACGGGACGGTGCTGGGATGATCAACCCAACTGGCATGACTGTTACTGACTGGACCGACTC